GTGGCTACGATCAACTCCGGCGTCACCATCAGCAGCAATAGCACCGGCACCCCCGCTCTGACAATCAACGGGTCTTTTCCGGGCGGCTTGTCGCTTGTCAACAACGGCACAATCGTTGGCATGGGCGGTGGCGGCGGTAACGGGGGCTCCGGCAGCGCTCAAACAAACGGCACTGCAGGTGCTGGTGGCGGCCTGGCTTTGTCTGTGGCCACGTCCGTAACAATCACAAACAACGGTACGATTGCCGGGGGCGGCGGGGGTGGCGGGGGTGGCGGTGCGGCTGGGTTGCTGCAAGACAAAAGCGGATGGAGAGCCACTTCCAGCGGTGGCGGTGGCGGTGGCGGTCGCTCCTCCAACGCGGCCAACTCGGCTGCAGGCTCACGCGGTGGTACTGGTACGGCGCTTGGTTCCAACGGAGCTGTCGGTACGGTTTCTGCCGCTGGCGGTGGTGGGGCTGGCGGTTATACGACCACGTCGTATGCCGGTCGCACACTCTCGGCCACTGGCGGTACCGGTGGCACAGGCGGGGGCTGGGGAAGTAGCGGTGCTTCGGGCGCTAACGGCGCGGTTGATTCGCAGGGGTACTCGTACAGCGTGAAGACCGGTGGCGGCGGTGGTGCCGGAGGCGGCGCGGTTGTTGGCAACGCCTACATTTCATGGGCAGTTCTTGGGACAAGACTCGGAGGGATTTCGTAATGGATTACCAGATTATCAGCGCCAATGCGGAAGCAGGACAAATCGAGGTTTTGTACAAGCACGCAGGACGCGACCTCGCAGTGTACGCAATCGACGTTCCGATCGTTGAGGGTTCGTATCTTACGGGCGATGCTTTGGTGAACGAGATACTGCACCGCGCACCCACATGGTTGGTTGAGCGAGAGACTGCAAAAAAGACCGCCGCAGGCTTTTCGGCAATCGAGGCGCTGGTGGTGCCTTTGCCCGTCCCGCCCGTTACGCACGATGAAATGTGGGCGGATGTCATGTTTGAGAAGCAGGTTGCAAAAGCGCTGCTTAAATTTGGCATTTTGCAGTCCGACCCGACCGCAATCGAGGTGACGCAGCTATGAGCTACCCCGACACCAAGCTCACCTGCGTGAGCAACCTGTGGCTGCGGCAAATGCACTTTGTCAAAGCGGGTGACCGTAATGAGGGGCACGTCCACAATTTCGACCACATGACTCTGCTGGCTAAAGGTAGCGTCATCGTCGATGTGGAGGGCCAGACAACTGAGTTTGCTGCTCCGCACATGATTTATATCGCCAAGGGCAGGCGGCACTTCCTGATCGCCAAGGAGGACGACACAGTGGCATACTGTGTTCACGCACTGCGCACAGGGGAACGTGAGGAAGACATCCTCGACCCCGCAATGATTCCGGCCGGCGTGGACAACCCACTGTCCGTCGGGCTTGCCAAACCGTTGTAATCATGATCGACCTGCTCCTTGACCCCGACAAAGCCCTCGATGCGGTAAACAAGGCCGTCGAACTGGTCAAGAAGGCCAGCAAGACGGTCGACAACGTCGAGTCCCTCGGCCCCGTGTTGGGCAAGTATTTTGACGCCAAGGCGCAGGCGGTTGCCGCCGCGCAGCAGGCCAAGGCTTCTGGCTCCAGCATGGGCAAGGCCATGGAAATCGAACTGGCTATCGAAGCCCAGCGCGAGTTTGAGAACCAGCTCAAAGACCTGTTCTGGCAAGCCAACAAGATGGATGTCTGGCAGCGCATCAAGGCGCGTGAAGCCCAGATGAACGTCGAGGCGGCCAAAGCTGCCGGCGCGGCCAAACGCGCCGCCGCACGCAAAAAGCAAGAGCAGGAAGAAATGATCGAGATCACGATAGGCGTGACGATCGCTGTGGCGCTCCTTGGCGTGCTGTGCTGGGGCGGCTGGTGGATTTTGCAACAGTGCAAAAACGGCGGATGCGGGCATTGATGTGCGATGGGATTGGGAGGCCGGACTGCGTGAATTTGACCGTGGCTTAGCGCGGTTCTTACGCATGCCTATGGTCTGGGCTGCAGCCGCCATGTATTTCTTGGCCGATCTGCTGCCGCATCTTCCGGACCCCATCGCGAAGAAGATTATGGACAAGTTTTTGGCCGCGCTCGGCCTTGGAGATTGACATGCTTTCACTCATTTCGACCCTCGGCGGTCTGCTGATCTCGGGCTTGCCCAAGCTGCTGGACTACTTCCAGAACAAAGCGGACCAGAAGCATGAGCTGGCGCTTGCCGCCCTGCAAAACGAGCGGGAACTGGCGCTGGCCAAGGAAGGTTTTGCCGCTCAGGCCAAGATTGAGGAAATCAAAACCGAACAGGTCTCCATGCAGACCCAGCAGGTCGAGATGCAGACCGCAGCGCAAATGCAAGGCGCCGCACTTGACCATGACAAGGCCGTCCTATCCCGCGCGTCGCAGTGGGTAGTCAACTACGTGGGCACTGTCCGCCCGACCGTCACCTATATCTTCGTGTTGGAGCTGGTGCTTATTAACGCATGGCTGGCGTGGTTCGTCTGGTATGACCCCAACATCATCAAATCCATGGACGATTTCAAAAGGTTCAGCGACATCATTTTCAGTGAAGACGAAATGGCCATGCTGGGTGGCATCATTGGGTTCTGGTTTGGTAGCCGCAACTGGGACAAGAAAAAGTGAAGACCTCAGACAACGGCATCCATCTGATGCACGAGTTTGAAGGGTACCGAAACAAGCCCTACCGTTGCAGCGCCGACATCTGGACTGTGGGGTGGGGCCATGCCATGTACCCGGATCAAATCAGGCTGCCGTATGTACGCAGGGAAGGCTACGAAGGCATGCTGCGAAAAGACTACCCCCTGCGCCCGGAGGACAACCGTGTCTGGACCCGCGAAGAATTGGTCGAACTTTTCAAAGTGGACATCGCTTCTTTTGAACGAGGCGTTCTACGTATGGCTCCCACTTTGGCTGGCCATCAGAGCAAGTTCGACGCTTGTGTCGCTCTGAGCTACAACATCGGGCTGGGCAACTTCCAGAAATCCACGATCCGGCAAAAGCTGCTGCGGGAAGACTGGGAAGGCGCGGCTGACGGGTTTCTTACGTGGTCCAAAGCCAACGGCAAAGTCGTGGCAGGGCTTGTTCGCCGTCGCAAGGCCGAGATTGCCCTGTTCAATTCCGCGTGAGAAAATAGCCCGGCGAGGTACAAATGCCCTTACAGAAACTGCAACTCAAGCCCGGTGTCAACCGGGAATCCACATCGCTGGCAAACGAAGGCACTTGGTTCGAGATGGACAAGGTGCGGTTTCGCTCGGGCTACCCAGAAAAGCTTGGTGGGTGGGTGAAAGACACTGGCACGTACTACAACAACGGTGTGTCTGTGCCTCCCCCAACGGGGGCGTTCTGGGGTGTGTGCAGATCTTTGTGGAACTGGGTTACCACCACAGGTACCAACCTGATGGCGCTGGGTACCAACCTGAAATACTACCTACAGCCGACCGCCGGGGGCTCGTTCTACGATATTACCCCTATCCGCGCCACCTCTACCGTCGCCAGCAACGCCTTCACCACAGTGAACGGGTCCACAACCGTGACGGTGAACGACACGGGGCACAACGCGGCTACAGGGGATTTCGTTACGATTTCAGGTGTGAGCGGTGCCGTCAACGGTATCCCGACCTCCGCACTGAACAAAGAGTTCCAGATCACCTACGTGGACTCCAACTCGTACACCATTGTTGTATCGGCCCCGGCGACTTCGAGTGGTACGACCGGCGCGGCTGACTTCGAGTACCAGATCAACACTGGAGGTGAGATTTACACCGTTGGTGTGGGTTGGGGCGCTGGTGGTTGGGGTGGCGCTACGACTGGTGCAACTTCCACAGGTTGGGGTGAGGCCGCCCCCGCAGGTGTCGGTGTTGGGGTCCAGATGCGCCTGTGGAGCGAAGACAACTTCGGGGATTACCTCGTGATGAACCCACGCGGTGGGGCGTTGTATTTGTGGGTCCCAGATGCAAGCCCATCCACATACAACCGCGCAGAGCTGCTGTCCAATTCCAGCTCCGGTATCTACCAGACGGATACCTCCTGCCCATCTGTGTGCAACATAGTGGCCACCTCGGACACTTCTCGTTTTGTGATCGCCTTTGGCTGCAATGACTATGGCGAGACGGAGATCGACCCCCTTTTGGTGCGTTGGTCAGATCAGGAAAGCTATCAGGTGTGGGCGCCCGACCAAACCAACCAAGCTGGTAGTTACCGCCTGAGCATAGGGTCTTCCATCGTTGCCGAGTTGCAATCCCGGCAGGAAATCCTGATCTGGACAGACGCGGCTTTGTACTCCATGCAATATGTTGGGCCCCCATACGTGTGGAGTTTCAACATTCTCGCGGATAACATATCCATCATGGGGCCGAACTCCGTAGCAACGGCAGCCAACATCACGTACTGGATGGGGGTGGATAAGTTCTACATGTATTCTGGTCGTGTGGAGACGTTGTATTGCCCCCTGCGACAGTACATCTTTGGTGACATCAACCTCGACCAGCAGTACCAATTCTTTGCCTCCACGAACGAAGGGTTCAACGAGGTGTGGTTCTTCTATTGCTCTGCCAATTCGGACACAATCGACCGCTACGTCATATACAACCATCTGGAACGCATTTGGTCATATGGCAACCTCGCTCGGACAGCGTGGATAGACACGCCTATGAGGGATTACCCCACGGCTGCTGGGTACGCGGGCCAATTGATCTATCAAGAAGCAGGTGTGGATGACGGTACTACCAACCCGCCGAGCCCTATCACCGCATACGTTCAGTCTGCGGACTTCAACATCGGCGATGGTCACAACTACGGTTTCGTGTGGCGCATGATCCCGGACATCACGTTCGATGGGTCGTACGTAAACAACCCTGCGGTGACATTCACCCTGCGCCCGCGTCAGAACCCGGGTTCAAACTACAGCACTGCGGATACCCCAGGGGTTGTCAGTGCGCAGAACTACCAATCACAGCGAAACTACACTGTGCAGCAGTTCACGCAGATCGTCTACACCCGCGTGCGCGGACGCCAGATGGCGTTCAAAGTGAGTTCGGATGGTCTTGGTGTGCACTGGCAGCTTGGTGTGCCTTCGATTGATATTCGCCCGGATGGTCGTCGATGAGTCGCCTCATTCTCAGCAAACCGCCACGGCTCATCAATGCGCCGACGGAGTACGAGCGCCGCTACCACGACCAGAACAATGATGTGCTGCGGTTGTACTTCAACCAACTCGATAACGCGGTTCAGTCGGTGATTGGGTTACGCGGCGGGCAGTACATCAACACCCCGTATGCGGCAATTCAGCGCACCACGGACAAGTCTTTTACCGCCAACACCGCCACGCAGATCACCTTCGATCAGAACGACTTCCTCAACGGTTGTTCTAACGACGGTACAGACGGTATCACTGTCGCGCAGTCTGGTATTTACAACTATCAGTTCAGCGTGCAGCTCAAGAACACGGATACTTCAATCCATTCGGCGTGGGTGTGGCTGCGTGTTAACGGGGTAGATGTGGCAGGGACCGCTAGTAAGTTTGACGTAACTTCTAGCCATGGAGGTATTCCGGGGTTCGTGATTGCCGCTTGCAACTTTTTTGTTGAGGTGGTTGGTGGAGATACTGTTGAGCTGTGGGCGGCTGCGGATAACACCGCCGTGACTTTCGATGCCACCCCGGCGCAGGTTTCTCCGTTTGCAATGCCCGCCATCCCCTCTGTGGTGGCCACGCTGAGCTTCGTTTCTTCTCTACCCGCAACAGCCTGAAAATGGTAGACTCGATCAACCCCCAATCCGTGAGGCCACAATGAGCCTGCAAGACCTTACAAATGCTGCCCAAAGCGGGTTTCCGCGCCAATCCCCTGCATATCCTGACCGTTCGGGTTTGGTGCAACTGACGCAACCTCTGGCCAACGGTGGGGGTCTTGGTTTTGGTAGCTCCGATGTGGAGCCTGACGGATACGCTGCAGGGGGCAGAACGTCTTCAGACTGGTTGGATTATTTGCTTGGCCGCAGCCCCACTGCGCCTATGGTGCAGACTGCAACGCAGGCACCGGGTACCCCGTATGGTGGCAATCCGGAGATGACCAAGGCGGGCTACTACACGTACGACCCTGCTTCGCAGACGTACAAGTGGAATGAGGCTATGAAAGCCGCCGAAGCCGCATCGGAGCCCGTAGGGCGTGCCAGCGGAAGCTACGCTACGCAACAAGCAATGCTGCAGGAGAATGCTTCGCCATGGAGCAACATGTCCGAGCAACAAAAGATTGCTTGGTACGCAGAGCACCCAACACAGGCAAAAGTCGCAGGTGCGCTACAGGATTTGTTCGGGGCTACTATGCTTGGTACCCTGTCCAAGAAGCTCAACCCTGAAGGTTGGTACACCGCTGAAGCGCAGCGCCGGTTGTTTAGCCCGACAGAGGGCCAACAACAGCTCACCAACTACGAAACGGGTCTCGCCGGTCTGGCCGAACAGGGTCGCATGGCGCAGCAGGAACAACAAACCGCACAAATGGCGCAAGACAACATTGACGCCGGTGGTGGTTGGAACCCCGGTGCGGCGAACCTGTCGGGGCTTGGTACCGGTGCGGAAGGCGTTGGCGGCTACGGCACATACAGCCCGTCTTCGGACTCTGGTAGTTCTTCCAGTGGCGCGGCCCATGGCGGTTTGATGGCTCTTGCTGGTGGCGGAGCCGCTGGCGCTTACAACCTTGGTGATTACTCGGATGGTGGACGACTTCTTCGTGGGCCCGGTGACGGCGTATCTGACTCGATCCCTGCGACGATTGGCGACAAGCGCCCTGCTCGTTTGGCTGACGGCGAGTTTGTTGTCCCTGCCCGCATAGTCTCAGAGCTTGGCAATGGTTCGACAGATGCTGGCGCACGCAAACTGTACGAGATGATGGACCGCATCCAAAAAGCCCGTAACCAAACGGTTGGCAAGGGCAAGGTCGCCGTGAACAGCCGCGCTGACAAGCATCTACCCGCATGAACGTGCAGTACGTCCCCACAGAGTGGGTTAACCAGACATGGCCTCAAGTTGAGGCCTTTGTCGCTTCTGCGCTGGAGCACTCCAAGGGGGATTACACGGCGGAAGCCGCTAAGGTCATGGTTACGACCGGGCAGTGGGGTTTACTTGTTGCCTCCAATGAAGGCAAGATCGAAGGGTGTGCGTTGGTACACTTCTTCAACCGACCAAACGACCGTGTGTGTTTCATCACCGCAATCGGCGGCAAACTCATCAGCAATACTGATACGTTCGCCCAACTGAAAAACTTCGCGGCCTCCATGGGGGCTACTTGTATTGAAGGCGCAGCGCGGGAGTCCGTTGCACGCCTGTGGACCAGATACGGCTTCGAGGAGAAGTACCGCATCGTAGGAGTGAAACTATGAGCAGTGGAACTACCAGCACCCAGACCAATGCCATCCCCGCATGGATGGAAGGCCCCTTGAAGAATGCTTTCGGGCAAGCTTCTGCGCTGACCGACATCAACCAGAATCCGTACCAATCCTACAGCGGGGAGCGTATTGCGCAGTTCACCCCTCTGCAGCAGCAGGCGTACGCCAGCGCTGAAAATATGCAACCGTCTGGTGGTACGTACGCAGGGCTTGGGGCAGCTTCAGAGGCTACCCAACGTGCCATGGGCACCAACTACAACCCATTTCAAACGGGCCAGTTCACCAGCGGTGCTGCGCAGCAGTACATGTCGCCGTATATCGAGCAGTCGATTGCCCCGCAGCTACGCGAAGCCCAGCGCTCTTCTGAGATGCAGCGCAATGTGGATCAGGCTCGGGCAGTCAGCCAAGGCGCCTTTGGCGGCAGTCGTCAGGCGATCGTAGAGGCCGAGCGCCAGCGCAATCTGGCCAACCAGATGGGTGACATTCGCGACAAGGGTTATCAGTCTGCGTTCGACAAGGCCCAGCAGCAATTCAACACGGAGCAGCAGCTTCGTGAGCAGTCGCGTCAGTATGGCGCTGGTCTTGGTCTGCAAGGTTTGCAGACGGCGCTGCAGGGCGCTGGACAGCTCGGTACGCTTGGTAACCAGCAGTTCACACAGCAGAAAGACATCACCGGACTGCAGGCCGCGCTGGGGGCACAGCAACAGCAGCAAGTGCAAGCGGGTCTGGATACGCAGTATCAGGATTTCCTGAACAAGCAACGTTACCCGTACGAACAACTGTCGTTCTTGTCGGGTCTTGCCCGCGGACTGCCATCGACCAGCACCCAGACTTCGTATACCCCCGGTCCGTCTACCGGGCAGCAGTTGCTGGGCGCAGGTACTTCCCTGCTGGGCGCGTACCTGATGAAGAAGGAAGGCGGCTCCGTGTCGTCTGAAGGCGCGGGTCTCGCCGATCTGGCCATCTCCAAAATGTGAGGACATCATGTTCAACGTAGATCAAATCACAGACAAACTGGCCAAACTGCCAGACTCGCTCCTGCAACAGTACGCGCAGATGCATAAGAACGACCCGTATATCGTGTCGTTGGCCGTGGCTGAATCCAACCGCCGCAAGAATGCCCGCGCCATGGCGCAAACCAACGCAGCGATCGGTCAAGGTCAGCCCGGAAAGGTTGTGGACCAACAAATCGCACAGATGACCCAAGGCCTTGGGGGCATTGCTCCGCAAGGAGCAGCCTATGCGGATGGTGGCATCGTGGCGTTTGCGGGGGGTGGTACGTACGAAACACCGTATGACCGTATGAATCGCTTAAACCGCGAGGAAGAAGCCGCTAACGCCCCCACCGCGGACATGCCGTATTCTGAAGGGTTTACATTGCCGTCTACAGAACGGCAGGAAGCCTTACGAACCCGCGCTGGCAACATTCCTTTGGCCACCCAGATGAATGACGCAGTTGCGCGTGCACGTTTCAAACAAATGAATGGGGCGCCGCTTACTGCAGATGAGCTGACAGCCCTCGCAGCGGCTAAGGCCCCAAAAACACAACCACCCACACAAGTGAGTGTGCCCCCAACAACTACTGGGGAAAACTACGGCAACGAAGGTCGTCGTACATCTATGGCGGGTATCGCCCCCACAGCAAAACCCCCGGTTACGTCTAAGAGCGGTGTCGCCGACTTGCTCCCAACTGCATCCGCTACCTCTGCAGCCGCCGCGGCCCCTGCCACCAACGATCTTGCAGCACTGTTCCAGCGCTTGCAAAAAGATTCGGGTATGGAAGGCTACGCGGCTAAGCGCGATGAGGCCATCAAAGGTCTTGGCGAAGAGATGAAATCCAACGCCGCCGCGGCCCAAAAGGAATATGAGGAAGGTGTCACCAAACGTGGGGACATCTACGCCAAGCAAGCCGCACGGCTGGATCAGCGTGAGGGTGATCTTGCTGGTATGGACAAGAAGTACCTCGGCCTCGCCCTACTCATGGGTGGCGCGGGTCTCATGGCCAACCGCAACGCGGGTGAAGGCATCGCCATTGGCGCCAAACAGTACGCTGCGGGTATGGAGAAACTCCAAGCTGCCAAGGACAAGATCGCGGAAAGCCGAGACAAGCTCGATCTGTTGCGCACTGAGTACGACATGATGACCGACAAAGAACGTCGTCAGTTATCCAAAGAAGCCCGCACCGCTGGGTTGGAGGCTAAGAAGCTGGTCTATGAGGCCGGTGAGAAGGACTTCGGACACAAGCGCGAAGATGTCAAGACCATGTTCAACATGATCGGCCAACAGTTCATCCACCGGGAGACCAACGCTTCGCATGAACGTGCGCAGCAGATCGCTGCTAGTGCTCGGGGGGCTGGCGCTGGTACTGCAGCGGAGCGTGTTAACCTGCAACGTCTCACCGCGATGCAAAAAAATCTGCAGCAACAACTCAAGGAACTCCCAGCTCTACCCCGCAATAAAGCGCAGCGGGATAAGATCAACGATCAATTGGCTCAGGTCAACGCCACACTTGCAGGAGCGGCTGGCCTAGGTACAATTGAGGAAACGGCCCTTACTGGAAGTGGTAACGGCCAACGCATCATTGATTTCAGCACCATACGGTAAAGACCATGGCCTATTCGATTCGCCTCCCTGATGGAACCCTCGTCCAAAACATCCCAGACGAAGTAACCCCGGAGGCGGCGAAGGCCAAACTCCTGCAGGCACGCCCAGACTTAGCACCCAAAGACCGTACATGGGGCGAGGCTGCTAGCGACATTGGTGCCAGCGCTGTCTCAGGGCTTGGTAGCCTTGTCCAGCTCCCCGGCCAACTCTACGGGTTGGCGACGGGGGACTTCTCCAAAACAGGCGCTCTCGGTCTCGGTGAAGACATCCAGAAGCAAGGCGAGGAGATGAAGTCTGCGGGTCTCAAAGCCCGTGAAGCACAACGCGCCGCCAAGATGGCCGAGGCCGAGAAAAAAGGTCAGCTCAGCGCCTTTGGCACAGCCATCTCGGAAACCATCAAAGACCCTGCTTTGCTGGCGGGGTTCATTTCAGAGAACATCCCACAGCTTATCCCCGCCCTACTCACAGGTGGTGGAACGTCCGCACTCACCGCAGCCGGGTTCTCCGCAAAGGAAGCCGCCAAGCTGGTTGGTAGCGGTATGGCCAAGGAAGCAGCGGAACTCGCCGCCAAGAAAACTGGGGCGGAAGCCGCGGTAAAGCTAGGCACAAAGGCAGCCATCGGTACGGGGGCCGTGCAACAGGGCGCAGATATTGGCGCCCAAACCTACGAGGACGCATACAAACGCCTGCTCGAACAGGGCGTAGATCCAACAGCGGCAGCGGGGTCAGCCATCAACCAAGCTCGGGCGGCGGGCGCAAGTGCCGCGGTCATATCCCTTCTGGCACAACGACTCCCCGGCGCTCAGACGCTGGAGCACGCGCTGGCTGGGGGCAAGGGCACTGCTGGCATGGCCAAAGGTTTCCTGCGCGGCGTCACAGGCGAGGGGCTGAGCGAAGGGGTGGAAGAAGGCGGCGGCCAACTCAGCCGGAACATCGCTCTGCGCGACATCGACCCCACACAGTCTTTGACCGAAGGTATCGGCCAAGCTGCAGGTATGGGTGTCGTCGGGGGTATCGGGCTAGGTGGCGGAGCCGGGGCGCTTTCTGGATTCCGTGGTGAGGCGCCAGCTACGACTCAGCAGCCCGGTGCAGTACCGCCGTCTGAAGAAGCACTGCAACAAGAACGGCTACGCCGCGCCGCGGAGCAAAAGCGAGTGGAACAGGGGCGTATGGCCCGCGAGGGCGAATCCCTGCTGGATGCTGAAGCCAAGGCGCAAGCAAAAGAGCAACGCACCCAGATGCAGGAGCTGGAAAAGCAAGCCGCGGACGAGATCGCGGCTGCTCGCGCACAACGCGAAGCTGAACTTCGTGAAGCGTTCCCTGATGACTACTCTGATGTCATGGCGGGTACCAATGCCTACATGGACCTGTTCAACGAAAAGCAGTCTTTGCTGCAGCAGCGCCAAACCAAGGACATCAAAGCCCG